ATCATGCTTTGCATAGAAGCGACTGCGGTCCTTTAGGTCAACTAAATCCCGTGTGATGGACTGCTCGATGGCTGTGCAGTGAGGTAATAGAGAAGTCTGAAAATAGTCTTCTAAGAATGCCGAAGATGATGCATAGGTGCTGTTTTGCGCTCCCATACCCATCTTTACAAGCAAAGGTGCCCCGCCTAACAGTCGAATTACTTCCTCTGCATTCCACTTACGTGATTCTAGAAACTGTGATTCTTGCGCGTTGAAAGTCATCTTCTCCCACTTCAAACCACCGGGGAGAATAGTAAACTTGCCAGAATTCTGTGAACCGCTGAAATCTTTCTTTAGCCTATCCACAGTATTCTGGGCTTCGACTTCCGTCATGCCTGATTCTGGCGGTGCGACTAAGAAGCCGCCCATACCCAACCCGTTAGCGAAGTTACGTCCTGCAGTTTCTTCTGCAGCCATAAGCACGCTGATAGCTTCTTTGCCGAGAACGATTACGGAACTGCCGTCTAGTCCACTGCCACTAATATTAGTGTTAGTGGTGTGCCATATTTCTTTCTGTTCAAAGCGTCGGAGATTTCCTTGGCCGTCTGAATAGACCCAGTACGGTACGGGCCTGCCGGGTATGGTCAAATCCCATTTGTGATTCATGTGCCAAGCGTTTAATGGGATCAGTTGCAGCAGGTCACCCTTACCATCTCGAATAATCTGGCAGAATGCATTGCCGGACATAATCAATTGGGCTGCGAGGAACCACCGTAACTGATAAGAAGTCTGCCAATCATTCGGGCAGTATTTCAGCAGGGTATACAGGGCTTCATTTACCGCTTCCATCGTTCGTACCGCACCTGTAGGCGAGGTTGACCGCTTGCGAAGAATCAGGGGCATCTTTGCGATATCATTCGCCAGAGTTTTTACACCTGATAGGAATGTCGCAACCCTTACAGCAGTTTCATGCGTCACTACTTTCCCAGACGCGGTAGGAAATCCCATAAGCCCCTGCACAAAATCTGCGCTGGGATTCGCGAGGGTACAAGGACCGCCGTCATTCGTAAACTTTGTGAATCCTTCAACCGACAGGTTGAGGTTAATTAGCTTGGACATTGTCCCTCTCTATTTGCTAGTAACTGCCCAGAATGTAGACTTAGGCTTTTGGATATTCTCAGGATCAGTAGCGCGAGCAAGTGCCAAAATCATTGCTGCTGGTCCATCAATTTTCTCCCGGCGAAAGTCGCGGTCAGGTTTTATGAAGCCTGTGCCCTTCTGTGTGTTCCAACGAAGGTTAGATACTTGCCATCTCATGACCGGGTCGGCATCATGTGCAAACTCTTGTCTGAGAATCTTTCGCATCCACTCATTGGAAGGCCCCGATATCTTCATGTGAGACTGAGGAAAGGACACAAACTTCTGCATGGGAAAACCAGACTCGCCCAGCATCCTGATTAGTTCAGAAGACCACGCAGCGTCATACGCCAGTTCTACCAAATCAAATTGTTTGTTGATTTCGACAATTGCATCGGAGATATAGCGAACGTCTGTAAGGTTGCCCTCAGTAGTCTGTAGAAAACCCTGAGACTCCCAAACATCATATGGAACACGATCACGCTTCACTCTGACGGCTATGTTGTCCTTCGGAATCCAGAAATATGGTATTACTCGCCACTTCTCGCCCGGTATTACAGGTGGAAATATCAACACAAGGCTGCTGGTGTCCAACTTTGGTGCGAGATCAACGCCTGCGAAGCAACGTCTACCCTTCAGTTCAGCGATTGATTCTGCTCTTAGTGCCTTTGGGTCGGGGTGTGTTGCGATGTCTTTACGTGAGCAGGCATCCCATTTTGATAATTCGATAGCCGGATTTTCTGACTCAGAAGACCAAATATTAAGACAAAAGCGCTTAAATTCTCCTAAGGCGGTCGGTTTTCCCTGTGCTTCATTGAATTCCTTAGTGACTGTCTCTAACTCGAACAAATGACCGAGTGATGGGTTAGCTTTAACCCAGTTAGCAGGGTCTGTGTAATGATCCTTGTCTTCCATGCAGAATATAAGGGGAAAGAATTCATCGTCTATAATATGTCCGTCTAGAATCTTCGTCCCATACTCACGTTCAGCCCAACAAAGCGAAGTTCCGCCTGCAGAACTACCTGCGGTAGTGATTTCAAACATGAGCGGCTGTTTCCGAGTCCTGCCGCCATAACGAAGGACTGAGTACAGGGAACTACCAAGTTTCCACCGATGTAATTCATCGAGACAAGCAAAACTAACGACTGCTCCATCTTCTGCTCCACCATCACGGGCCATCTTGGATAACCGAGACCCAGTGTCGGTTACATACAGAGCAATGGCGGGCTCAATACCTGCTTGCTGTATGAGGTTCTTTAACTCTGCGTTACGTGCCCGCATTGCAACGGCTTCCTTGAACATTATTGCGGCTTGCTTCAAACCTGTTGCTGCTACAAAACACCGGGCCGATTGTTCTCCATCTGCGATGAGATGATACAAACTCAACGCTGCAACAAGGGCGGTCTTACCATTTTTCTTCGCCACTTCGGTATAAACACGCCGAAAACGCCTAGAACCATCTGTGCGCTTCCAGCCGTAGGCGATGAATATTAAAGCCTTCTGCCACGGCATCAACTTCATTGGTGTGTCTTGATTCGGCGGGTTACAGAAGGTTTCAATAAACTCCGCTGGGTATCTTCCCGCTATAGGGTCAAAGTACAAACCGCGTTCGTGCCCATTCTCCAAATCATTCATGTGACGCTGGCATGCTTTGATAATCCAAGGGCCAGCAACAACGGTTCCGTCTAAAACTCCTGCGATGTACTCCTCTGCTGTCATGCTGTCCTTTCGCTCTCTAAAGCGATGCTCTTCCATAAAGGCGAAGGGCTGAGTGATTGAGCACCCAGCCCCTCTACTCGTGACCGCTAAGTCACAAGATGTTAGTTACAACTAGCCGATAACGCTCATTACCTGAACGGACTCAGCAATCCTGCAACGCTGATCTGTACGGCGATAACCAAGAACAATGGTCTGACCGTTCAATGCAGCAACTTGGTCGAGAACCTTTGCGCGAATCGCACTGCCGCCACGATCACCGATGACCCACCCAGCTTTAAAATCGCCAAATAGGACAGCGCCGATCTGAGCAGGGGAAGCCGCGTACACGGGCATCTGCGAAGAGAAATTCACAGGGTACCCGAGCAGACGAGCCTGACCATTCGGTTCAAATGTGACGAAGGTCTGATACTGGCTGGCCGCAATCTGAACCTTCAGAAGATTCACAAGCGTCTGACGATGCATCAGGAACTGCGCGTTGCCGTAGTACGCCTGACGCAGAGCCGCCGTCAGGTCAAGAATTCCGTTGATTCCCAGAGCCGCAGAGTTCGCAGCTGTAGAACCGTTCAGGTAGCCCATAGGCTCTCCGGAACCGGACCCGCCGATGAACTTGTTCTCTTCGTAGTTGTACACGGCGCGGTTGAGGTCTTCAGTGACGAATGACGCCAATGCTTCCACGTCCTGCAACAGTTCCCACGAGACAGCCACAGAGTCGCCAGCCATGTAAGCGCTGAGCGTCACAGTGTTGAACAGGGGCACGTCGGTACCAAAAGCGTTTGTGCCGCTGTTGTTGGATTCGGCCTTTGCGGTCGCAATCGTTTTTGCCGATTGAAAGGGCAATCTGATATCCATGCTAGTCGATGTGACCAACGACAGTTTACGAGCAGAGGCTTCAATAACAGCCAAGTTCGGAATCGTCGGGTCGGTCGAGCTAGGCACGAGGAACGAACCATCAGCCGCTGTTCCACCCTCACCCAATGCAGCGTTGGTGAAGTTCTTAGTTTGGAGCGCCTTCCAGAAAGCAGACTTGTACTCAGCAGACATAGCACGCTTTACTTCGCTGTTAGTCGGCACGAACGCCTTGGTGGTCGGGTCGGCAATCAGTTTCTTTTCAGCAGCGACCTTGATAACGCGGTCGATGTTGGAAATTTCGTTGGTCATGTTGCTGAACGACAGTTCCTGCGCGTCGGTCAACTTGGAGTGAGACTCCATAGCCGTGTTCAACATTGCTTCCTGAGCGGTAAGCAACTCATTTTTCTTCTTGTTCAATTCAATAGACATTTTCTTGGTGTCCTTTCGAGACATACTTCGGGTGTTACTGTTTCGTGTTGCATCTCTGTATCGAAGGACACAGGGGTATACTTGGTCGAAGGACCAAAACTTGGTGGGATGTGGTTAAACTTGTGGGGCGTATTGCCCACGATGTAAAAACTCTCCGAGGGATGACTTAGCGGGTTTCTCTACCTGTACCTTTGCCCGGTCTGCGGGCGTCATGGCAAATCTTGCACATAGACTTACGATGCTCATCATCTCCGTCGCCTTGAGCATCCCTGCCCTCATGCGGCCTATCAGGATGACCAATGCTTCAAAGGCAATCCGATCTGACTCTTTACCTACACCGGGGAGTAACTGTGCTGAGACTTCGCTCCATATATCCATTTCTTCGTGGGTAAGGTGCGCGGGTGGTTCACCTATTGGCTTTGTACGGGATACATCAGGTTCGGCACTTCTAGCACGCTCGGGATGGGCTATGAATGAGCCTTTTACATCCGCAATAGCAGTAGGAATGAATGGTCTAGACATAGGTCTCCAAAACTATAAATAGTGGGTTTCTCGTGCAAAATGGGCGCGACGGCTTACGTGGAATCAATGACTTAGAGATGTAAGGGTGCACGGGTGCTTGTCTAAGTGGGACGGTACTCCCCACTGGCGGGGTATCTGGGAATCTAGGTCTTCTTTGCCCAGCCTGTAGTGCGTGCTGTGTGTGCATCGTGGCAAGGCTTGCACCAACCTATTAGGTTAGTTAGGTCGAAGAAGTCATGACCCTGTGCTAGATATACGATTGCGTCTATTACGTGGTGAACGACTTGTGCTGCCCGGTGACCGCATTGCTTACACAGTACGTCTCTCCGTAAAATGATTGCCCGAATATGTCGCCATTTCGCTGATGCGTATAGCTTCCTGTGTTCTAGGTGTGATCTGGCCGCGTCATACTCTTTAATGTGCTGAGACTCGCTATGATCTGCACAGTAAGACGTGTTGTTGACCGTTCGCTTTGTACATGTACGACATATACTTGCTGGGCTACTTGGCACGACCAAACGCTTTCTTACTCATGTACAAACGCTGGCTGATTGATTCATCGTGAGCAATGCGAGGATGATACTGGTGATGAACTTCTATAGGACTGAATACGAAACTGATGCCCGATTGTTTCAGACGGTCTGAAAACTCATCATCGTCGTAAGATGGCTCTATAAAGTCTTCATCAAATTGATGCTGTTTCCACAGGGATGCTTTCATCGCACCACAAAAGAAGAATGCGGCTGGTCGTTCAGTTCCGCAGTACACCATTTGCTTGTAACCTTCGGGGTTCAATGCGAATACTCGGGCGAATACTGCATTTGTATCCGTACAGAGGCTTGATAGTTTCTCAATAGTATTTGGGTCAATGTGCTGACATTCAGCATTCTGTAAAATGATTACTTCTCCTGATGCAACTCGCAGACCCGTGTTGATTGCTCGGGCTGGGCCTTTATAGCCAACTTGCTCGAATTTGATGTACTTAGCGCCGTACGATTTGCAGATATTCTCTGTTTCT